TCATAGTCACTGAAAGACCCCTCTTTGGACATCCTATCAAATATTTCTTCAACCTCTATAACTGAACCAATACTTTTTATCACCCTCTGTTGGTATAGTGGGTCTGTCCAAATAAACATACCCACTTTTTTAATGTTACGTTTAACAAACCTATACACTTGATTAACCATATCATCAAGCATTTTAGATGCGTTTGACATCAACATCTGTTCTTGACCTAATGTTTCAGCCTGAGTATTACGACCTCCCATTGTATAAAGATTGCCCCCCTGTATTGAGAATTGACTCTCTATATAATTAACCCATTGATAATTCTCAGGATTCACTCCACCAAAACTTATCTCTTTTAACATCTCAATATTATCAACTTTTACAATTCCCCCATCAACAGAGTTTTTAATTCTATCCGCATCTTCTTGGGCTTCTGATTGATATGCCAAAACAGATTTCTGTCTTTCTGCCTGTTGTTTCATCTTACTTGCAAGTACATTGATAGCAGTATCCATATCCAACCACGACCATACGGGCGGGATAGGCAGTGGACACTTCGGCATAAACTTGTAACCAAGTACATCAAACGGGCCACCCGTATCACCTTCCCATTCAACAGTCCGAAGTATCTTATCAGACGTTTCATCTGCCATTATGGTTATAACTTCATTTTGGTCTTGGATGTATAGGTCTATGAACTCACTATATTCTTTTAATGTATGGAAATCTTCACCCGTTAAAGTATTCTTAGTTAAATTGTCTGGTGAGTGGTCTCCGTGTAATTTATAATTAGGCTTAATCTTATCCGCAGCTTTTCCACCAAAAAAATCTTTAGCAAACTCGGTAGGTAACAAATATCTATGACCTTCAAACTCAAAATCAGCCCTACTCTTTGCAGCCACATCTCCAATATAATCAGAATCATCAATAACTTCAAAGTATGGTTGTCCTATTTGAAAGTAATTACCTCTCCATTCGGCCTCTTCCTCAGCCATTACACCAACTTTTATTACACCCAAACCAAATAATGAATTTATAATTAAAGGCCGTAAACAATCCTCTGAGAAATTAACCTTATCCAACCACTCCTGTAATGTCAATTCTAAAGTTTTTGAAAAGGGTTTTAGAGCGATACGTTTACAACTTACTGACACCGCAGGATTAGCCATAGTCATATAAGGCACTATGATTCCAACACCCCTGTCAATAAGTTTCAAAATCTGCATCCCAGAAACAGCTTTATTAAAATAGCCAGCAGCCCAATATTCCAACATTTTATCCCTATGGGATAGTGCTGGCTCTATCATCTTCTGCCAACTTCTACAACCTTTTTGTAATCGCTTTACAAAATTCATAATAACCTAATATAAGTATCTCGTATTTTGTTTAGCTTCTTCAACTTTACGTTTGCGTTCATCCATCCGATGTCCAAAAGTACCCTCACCATAACTACGATTTTGTGTAAGAGCAGCTTTAGGTTGGTATTTCATTGCTAACACTATCATACCCACAGCAATAACTCTATCGCCGTGAGCAAACTTAGCACCGCTTGTTTCTAACTGGGCTGCCACTGGCCCTACATCAACTCTACCCTCATAAAATACATAAGATTGTAACTCATTTACTAACTGTTCATCGTGTATTTTCAACGATTCAAACTTTGATTTATCCTTAAAACCTTCTTGCAATGCCCCAGAGAGTTGTAACAATAAATCAAACTTTGTACCATTAACACCCTTTGTTGGTCTCCAACCCCTATGTTTATGACGTTTTGTTCTCTTGGGTATTTTTTCATCTGTCTGATAATAGACAAAATTGTAACCTAACTTATAAATACATTTATCAAATGTATCACCAGGGCCACCAGCTTCCCAAATTAAATAGGCTTCTTTTGTTGCCCCACCTACCCATTTACAGGTAGCTACAACTAACTCAGCAAAATTCATAATGTCAATAAACGGATTTACATATAATCCAACTAACTCTTTAGTATTGACATCCCCAACCGCCATAACAGAATTACTTGCCCCTGTTCCCACTGCAATATCACAGGCCACAATATAGTTATGGGATTGGTCTGGCCTACCCCGTTCAAATTTCCCCCACCATTTCAAAGCGTTTGGACTTGCTATAGTCTCAAATGTAACTTTGTCGATTCGACAATCTTCTGTTAATTTATATTTTACTTTGCCTTGAATATCAGGAGGTTTTAACCAACTGTTCTTAATCTTAGCCAATAGTGCATAATCAAAAAACATATCACTTGACCCCGCAGGGATTCTAAGTATGTTTTGAGCTATATCACGTTGGCTACGTCTTTTTTCTTCTTTGTCAAACCAACAACTTCTCCAACTGTTAAAGTTGCCTTCGCCGCCATCAGCCACAAGACGATAAGGTTTCTGACCCTTCCAGTCAATCTCGTTTATATTTATAGGCTCAAGTTCTTTGTAGCTATCGAAAACACCAGGCCACGTTTGTTTGAAATAACTGATGTCTTTTATTTCTACAATACCCCGTTTAGATGAGCGATACAAACCTACATTTTTGCAGGGGTTGAATTCCCACCCCAGCACAGCAACTTTGGTCTTGCCCTCACAAATCAGATTATTGAAGGGGTGTGCCGCACCATAATTCCAATGTGTTGAGTTGAAGATACAACAATCAGAAACATCGTTGATATTCTCAACAATAGACTGAGCAATAGTAGGTTCAATACGTCCTAATTCATCAACTATTACAAAAGTAGCTCGGTCTCCTGCACCAAAACTTTCGTTTGTTGACTCACCTTTGACTGCCGAAATGTTAAGCAGATTATGTAACTGTAGGTGTGTTTTGTTAAACTCTGGTATTAGATATTTTGGTAAAGTATATAGTGTATATAACAACTTGTGAAATAAACACTTATGGTCTCCTGTTAAACGACCATCCACTAATTCAGTAGCCTTGTCAACATACTCCTCTTTACGAGAACCAACCAGAATATTAGTCTCAGGACTCAACAACCAATAAATCATTGCCAATTTGCACAGTAACTCGGTTGCACCTTCATCACGGTTCTTATTGACCACCAAGTTATGTCCCTTGTCGATAGCTTCCTTGACAATATCTATAACTTCAACCTGTTGTGGCCGTAGAATAAAAGGTACATTACGCAAACCTATTGGTTTTCTGGGGTTATACGTAAAAAACGCAGAGTTAAATAAAATCTGGGGTTTAACCCAGGACATTTCCAAATAGACTTTTCTAAGTTTCTCGTCCTTGAACAAAAGTTGATGCAATTCCTTGCGAAAAACTATATTCTGCACAGGGTCAAGAGGTATTGCCCTGAAAAAATCATCAGGAGTTTCAAACTTTAGGTTCAAAAGTAGCCTCAGTTAGTTGGGGAACTTCTTGAGATGGTATCAATTTACTCAATCTTCCAGCAAGTTCGTCAATCTGATTACTGATAACCTCACCCGTCAAGTGGATATTGATGTTTTTCTTGTCATCAATCTCTATCTTGTGTTGTGATAACCAGTTAGAGCCGCCCAACTGACGGTCTAAAGCAGCAACCAAGAACATAAGTAACTTAGCGTCCGTTGGCTGGTGTCTATGTCTTGTGACAGTTTCAACAGGTAAATCTACCAGTACACCGTCCGATAACACCTTCTTCTCTTTTGTGGTGGTTTCAGTGTAATCGTAACCCGCAGCCGCACGTATGCCTTGAGCAATAAGATAGGCTAAGGATAACTCCCTACCCCTATTGAGAGCCTTCTTGAACTCAGGATTCTCTTTCTTCCAGTTGCGTAAACCTCTTTTGGACGTGCCCAACAGAAAAGCTATATCAGTATCGGTTGCCCCCGATGCTGCAAGTTTCTGGGCAACATCTATGAAACTACTGTTAAACTCAGCTTTTTCCTTGATTTTAGCCATTATTGCAGCAACTTACCCAATTCAGAACGGGTCTTGCGTGGTAGTTTATGGAAAAAATCCCTATAGGCTTTCCGCACAGCCGCTTTCTTCTCATCTGACCAAGCTGAGTCAAAAATCTCGTCTTTACTTGACCTTATTGGTATTTGTTCATTTCTCATAGTTAATCACAAACATACTCCCCTCATAATATAGGGTAAAAATACGACATCGTCATTACTTATCAATTATGATAACCTATCACAATCACAGGAGTAATACACTATACTCTATGTAACCTAACATATATCAGAGATACTACTACAACTCCTGTGTAACTGTAAGAGATAACACTATTCACCTATCGAAGGTTGACCCTATCGTTCTTGTCCCCCCTATCCTCCCCCCATATTTTATACCCTGTATATAAGTTAGGGCACAAATAAGACATCTAAAGGTCTTATAACAAGTATTTTCATAATTTTCAAGATTTAATTTGCACATTTTATTTTCTGGGTTATACTTTAAGTGTGGCAACAGAAACAATAGATAAACTAACTGAAAGACAACGTGAGCTTCTAAAGTTGATGAACCCCCTGGAATATGGTTTTAATCAACACGAATCAGCAATGGTTATGGGTTTATCGGAACGTCAGGTTAATCGCATATTTCGACAATTCAAAATTCAATTTCCAGAGGCAGCAGGGCGTTTTATTAAACTCAAGAAGGCTACTAACAGGTTGTGGAGACGGGTTAGACATCCCTGGATTCTTCCACCCGACCGTTTTGGTCAGGATACTTTACAGAACTTGAAAATTGTCAGGATTTGGAAATGAACAAAACCTTCATCACAACTTTAGACGGATTCAAGATTTGGGTAGAGCCATTGATTGCCAGTGGTCAATTTGACAAGGTATCTTTTGATACTGAATCTCAAGATGGTTTGGATTGGGATTTGGCCCGTCCGGTAGGTATTTCCTTTTGTAACGGAGTCGAGGCTTGTTATTATGACTTCAATAGTTCAGGTCTAACTCGTGATAGTATAGACTACTTACGATATGTTTTCAGTAAAATCAAAAAACTGGTTGCTCAGAACTTCCCTTATGACTTGAAAACTCTAATACGTTCTGGTATTATAAGAAATATATTTGATACAGTCATTACACGTAATATTTTTGATACGATGACTGCTTTGCACCTTATTGATGAAAATGGTTCATCTGGCTTGAAAGAATCTGCTTTCAGATACAAATTGACAAACGATATTAAGAAATGGACTGATGTTAAAGATTGTGGTTACAGTTCACAAAAATTTTATGACTATGCCATTACAGATAGTATCTGGACGTGGCAACTTCACGAAATCTTAGGTGTTAAATTAAAACAGTTAGGATTATTGGACTTATTCTTCAAAATTGAGATGCCCTTCCAGTTTGTACTGACTGAGTTAGAGATGTCAGGACTTACGTTAGATTTGCAGAGGCTTGGAGATATTCGTAATCGCTTACAAGAACTATGGTTAAACTACGAAATCAAAATGTTAGCTTGTCTTGGTAGAGAACATACTGTTCAGAAAACATTATTTGGAGACTCTATTTATCTTTCACCCGTGAATTTTAGAAGCTCACCACAATTAGTAAAAGTTATAACGAAATTAGGTATTGATATACCTTTGAATAAAGATGGCAAATTGTCCGTTGGTAAAAAGACTCTATTAAAGTTATCAGGTAAACATAAATTCATTGATACTCTGATGTTATACAAAACTGTCACTAAACTTCTAAATGGTTTTGTGGATAAGTTGCCCAACCACGTTTGTAGAGACTTGAGGATTCATCCCTCTTTTAACAATACTGGTACGGTTACTGGCAGACTTAGTTGTAGTAATCCCAATATGCAACAGTTACCCAAAAACAAGAAAAGCGTTGGTGCAAATATCCGCGAATGTTTTGTAGCCGCACTTGGTAAAAAATTAGTGGTTGCAGATTACTCAGGACAGGAATTAAGAGGTTTGACAGAAGTAACTAAAGACCCTGGACTTATCCACGACTTTGATAAGGGCAAAGATATTCACTTTACTACTGCCAACAGTGTGATGAAACTCGGTGTACCAGAAGAATCACTTTATGATTCACACCCAGATTATGAGTCCTATAAGAATAAATTCAAAGTAGAACGTGATAATATCAAGAATGGTGTTGTATTTCCCATAGTTTATGGGACTACTGCGATGGGGGTGTCTGCCACCTTAAATATCTCAGAAACGAAGGCTCAGAGTTATATTGATGGTTTCTTTAAGTTGTATCCAGGAGTCAAAGCGGCTATCCAGAAAACTATTGATGAATTAAAGACAAAACATTATGTACGCAACCTTGTTGGACGTTATCGAAGATTTCCTGATTTTAGTAACAGGGCTATCCGCCAAGCCTTTAATTTCAAGATTCAGGGTTATTCAGCAGATATGATACGTCTGGCAGCTATCAAGGTTCTGGCCCTTAAAACAACATACCCTGATTGGCAGTTAAAGATGTGTTTGATAGTACACGATGAAATTGTATGTGAAGTTAATGAACAATATGCCAGTGAAGCAGCCAAAGCCATAAAGGAATGTATGGAGACTGCTGTTAAGTTGTGTATTCCATTAGTTGCCGATGTTGGTATAGGAGATAATTACCACACGGCCAAACCTTAATAAGGAAAATGAAAATGCCAGATAAATGTGCAGCAGGACAGACTTTTCAAGAAATAGCAGATTTTTGCAGATGTAAATTTACCGAGCCACTTATTGATGAAATTTATAAACTCCAAGTTGAAAACAAACGACTGAGAAAAGAAAATGAGATGTTTCGGTCTGGTAGAACCCTATCAGCAGAAGATGAACTCCGACTAATGACACAACTTGGATACAATGAATAAATACAGTTGAGTAAAACTTGGAGTAGAAACAAGGAAAATGATGCTAAGTCATAGTCTTATAATCCCATTGATTATCCTATTCGTTAAAATTGGGGAGATTTCCCTTGAGACCTTGAGAGTAACTTTCATTGCTCGGAATCTTAAAATACAATCGTCAGTAATCTATTTTATTGAGGTGATGATATGGTTAAACTGTTTTGGTTATACCATAAGTCATATTGAGAGTAATCCTTTGTGTGCAGTTGCTTATGCTCTTGGCGGAGCTATAGGCACTTACTTCGGATTGTATCTTGGACATCTCAGAAAGTATCATAAAAAGTTTGGAGAAAACGTAAGAAAATGATTGATATTAAAGAATTTATACAGAAGCAGAAGATAATTGTACCAAAGACAGGACGCAATCAACCTTGCCCTTGTGGGTCAGGGAAGAAATTTAAGAGATGTCATTTACCAAAAATTAGGAGTGAAAACAATGATTTCAATCAAAGCACTATGTAAAGACACATTTGAAGATGTATTGATAAACCCAGACCACATTACGGCTGTAATACCTGTATTCATCAAGGGGGATACAGTGGATATGAAGGGTATTCCCATTGGAGTTAGTAAGGCAATGCTGGTTATGTCTGGTGGTCAACAGTTTGTGGTAGATGTTACCGTTGAACATTTTAGGTTGGGAAACTATGAAGACGACAAAAAGTGACTTTAAGAGATTTGTCAACTGTTTTCGGCATTGGCAAGACCTATTAAATTTAAGGGATATTAGTGTTTCCTTTGCACACACTGAACAGGAGGATTCTTATGCCTGTCTTACCACCAATGTTGACGGCAGGGTTGCTGTAGCTGAGTTTAACAGTTTAATACCTGATGGTAAAGAACTTGGTTACAATTCTCCTGAACAATGTGCCAAACACGAAGTACTTCATCTGTTTCTTTCAAAGATGCTCGTAGAGGCTGTTCCCAACTATATTCGTGATGTAGATGAGGATTTAGATGCCACAGAAGGTGCAGTTAGGGTATTGGAGAAATTGTTATGAGAAATACAATAAAAACTGACTATAGGTATAGGACTGATTGGAAACTTCTTGCTTCTTGTTGGTGGGGTAGGCTGTTTATACTTGGTCTAAATATAATGTTATTCAGTTGGCTTGCTTATCACATTATTGATTGTGTTGCAGGTCTCAGCACGGGCAGATACCCCATTAAGTAAAGTCCTATAATTAGATGTTAGGTTTATTGGGGTGAAATTTTGTAAAAATTTGTAGCTGACATACCTCCGTACGGCGGACAAAGAATGTCGCGGGCTACCACCCCCTCCGTTATCGGGCATAAGTCCATTAGTCATCAACACTTAGCATTTATTTAGCTACATAGTGCATCAATAGCTATTATGAGCATCGTAACTAAAAGTGTTTTGCCTGGCGGTTTTGTAGTTTTGCCTTTATTACAGGACTATGTCTAATAGGTGCTGTCTATTAGAAGAAAACTGTGTAATCCTGTGTATTTGTGGGTGAATTGGTAGCCTTAATGAGTATATCGGGGCTGTAATCAAACGCTGGACGCCTTGCTTTAGACGTGGTAACAGGTGCAATTAGCTAACAAAACGCCTGTGTATAACATCTGATGTAGAGTAGAGTAACCATAGATAACCTTGATATTTGCACAGAAAACACGATATTGCTGGAATTGGCTGTATCATCA